TGGTGTTGGTGGTGTTGGTGTTGGTGTTGGTGTTGGCGTTTCGGTAATAAGAGGAGAGGGGTCGGGAATAGGAGGAGGTATTGTTTTTTCAGTTGGAACTGGCATAGATGGTACCACCACTTCAGATTGAACCGAATTTTCTGGGGAAGTCATTTCAATAGACGACGTGGGAACTGTTTCAATATTATTGGATGTAATGGCAGGAACAACGTTGGAGATAGTAGATGATTCTTGTGCGCTAGGTTTGTTTGAAACCTTAAACTGATTACTGGACATGTTTGGCATTTTAATTTTTTCATTGAGCAACAAATTCCCATTTAAGACAAGATTATTTTCACGCTTATTTGAATATTCGTTGGAGGCATTCAGACCATTATTCTTATTGTTTCCAGTAAAAGCAAAACTTTTAACTTGAGCTTCAACTAATTCACCATAACGGTTTTCATACATTTTTTCATACAATAACAATGCTTCTATGAAATTTTTTTCACAATTAGTATACATTTGAACAATGCAACTCTGCGCCATTTTCTGTTTCTCAGACAGTTTTTTCATATCTAGTTCTGGATGAATTGTGTATTCTAATTCAAACGAATCATCACCTTCTCCGCTTTGTTCGTGTTTCGTAAACATTGATTTGAGAATATATAACAGCTGCTTTTTGTACGACCTAGTCCCTTGTTGTATTTCCTCGATTTTAGAAATATATTTTTGAAATAACACGTCATTTTTTGATACCAACAAATCTTCAAAATAATCGTTATTTTTACATCGTGGTAAATTATGAAAATCTAATAGTTCAATGTCTGAAAATGATGTTACATTTGCGGGCTTTTTCTTTTTACCTGTAAATATCCGGAAAAACAAAGCAACGTCGCGCTTGTACTGTTCTTCCATCTCTTTTGATCGTCCCGACCATTCTGATGTTTCTTCGTCGTACAAATCATAATATAAATTGTCTAACTCTTTAATACCGATCTCATTTGATAATTTAAAATCGCCTTCGTTGTTTTCTGGTATGTTCATCGAGCACAGTTCTTCACCGGGATTCATTACAATATAATCGCTGTTTTCATCTTGCTGTTCCAGTTTATTTTTTAATATAAACAGACGTCTCCTCACCAATGAAAGTGGGTTTTCTAAATGATATAACTTTAGTTTATTTGTAGCGAGGTCGACCATCTTCAAATCATCATAATCTTTGAGGTAAAAGTAATTATCCTCACCATTCTCATCTTTGTATGTATATTGTGGGTCAACAACAGAAACAATGCTACTGAACAATGTAAAGATTTTCACATAGAATTTGGAAATTATCAAAAGAGCCTCTTTTTTCTTATCTTCATTGTACAATAACGGTTTCATCTTTTCAAGTTCCGAAAAATAAACAAGTTCACCATGGTTAGTATTTTTTGGTTTAACATTTGTATTCGTAATTCGGTCTTTCAAAGCACCTATATCCAAATTTGTTAGTTTTTCATCGAGAATACGACACGTTAAAATGACAAAATTATCTCTATAGTCGCTATCAGAAAATCGCAGCATGTCCACAACATTCTGCTTGAACATGTAGTTTGACGCAATTTCGTCAATGACCTTTAGTAAACTTTCGTTATTATTACCGGTATTGCCGATATTACTGGTATTATCATTATTGGTATCATTGTCATTATTATCTCTATTTCTTATATTATAAGACAGCGAATTTCCCATTATATATTATATACTATATTTTGAATTTATAATAAAATTGAAATAAATAATATTCATATTATAGAATAACAAATATCTTTGAAAATGTCCGACAAAAAACATCTTAAAAAAACTGTCAAAACCAAAAAGAACAAAAAGTATAAGAAAAGTAATTTATGGAAAATAATTGACGACGAAGAAGAAAATTCTTCTGAAAAAATAGAAATAATTTACGAAAAAGACAATGTAATCGAAACAAACATTTGTCAAAGTTGTCAGGACCCCCTCTACTTTAGTGAAGGGTTTTTGTTATGTTCAAATAATAAATGCGGGCGATTGTACAAAGACATGATAGATTTTAGCGCTGAATGGAGATATTATGGAGCAGAAGACAACAATATGGCTGACCCAACCCGTTGTGGTATGCCCATCAACCCGCTATTAATAGAATCGTCGTTTGGATGTAAAGTAATGTGCGGCAAGTCTTCTTCTTATGAAATGCGAAAAATCAAAAGGTATACAGAGTGGCAAAGTATGCCATACAAAGAAAAGTCAAAATACGACGACTTTCAAATGATAACATTAATTGCCAAAAATTCAGGTATTCCTAAAATTATGATTGATGAAGCAATCCGTTATTATAACAAATTATCCGAAGCAAAAACATTTCGTGGACTCAATCGCGACGGCATACTTGCGGCTTCAATATACATATCTTTTAGTAAAAATAAGAATCCGAGAACGCCTAAAGAGATCGCAACAATATTCAATTTGGATAATACAAGCGCAACTAAAGGTTGTAAAAACGCAATGAATATTCTAAATGATTTAGAGATGCAAGTTGAAGAGCATGAAAAAACAATTATGACCAAGACGACCCCGTGTAATTTCATCGAGAGATATTGTAGTAAACTCAACGTGAACCAGGAATTAACTAAATTATGCTTATTTATTGGCCAGAACGTCAAACAGCGCAATCTCATACCAGAAAACACGCCGCATTCAATCGCAGCAGGAATAATATATTATGTTTCTCTAAATTGCAATTTGAATATTTCTAAAAAAGACATTCATCATACAAGTAAAATAAGCGAAGTTACCATAAACAAGTGTTATAAAAAACTTGAAAATTATAGTGAATATTTAATTCCCAAGACAATTATAGAAAAATATAATATGTAGTCAATATAGACTTAGAGTCAATATTTTAGATGGACTTGGATGGCAATTTAAAGTTAGCTTTCATTATACCATACCGTGAACGCAACGAACACAAACACTTCTTCGAAAGATATATGAAATATATTCTTGAAGATTACGACTCGTCAAAATATGTAATATTGTATATCCAACAAGACGATGATCTTCCGTTTAATCGTGGTGCGATGAAAAATATAGGATTTCTTTACATTAAACAGTTTTATCCAAAAAACTATACAAATATTACACTTGTCTTTAATGATATAGATACTTTACCATATTGCAAAAACTTGCTTGATTATGATACAGTAGATGGGAAAATCAAACATTTTTTTGGTTTTACTTTCGCTCTCGGAGGTATTTTTTCAATAAAAGGGTCTGATTTTGAAAAAATAGATGGATTCCCAAATTATTGGCAATGGGGGTTTGAAGATAATGTGATAAATAAGCGCGCACTTGAAAACAACATTGAGGTCAATCGTGGTCAGTTTTACAAAGTTGGTTCTCATAAAATATTGCACTTTTGTGATGCGACGAATAAACTAATGAGTCGCAATGTTTTGAAAAAACAGTTTGACAAAAACTACGCCGAGAAAGATGGAATTTCTAAATTGAAAAATGTCAAATTTTCCGAAAAAGATGAAGAAAATATTGTTCATGTGACACATTTTGAAGGATTGTATGGTGACACGAGTGAAGAAGTAATCAATTACCCGCTGTCAAATGGCAGCAAAATAATAAATCCCGAACGCCGAAAACAAACCAAGAAATTATTATTTCTCTAGTTATCTCTTTGTTGATATTTCATTCATATTATCTCGTATTGCCTTGAAAATTTTCTGATTGGTTGTAATATTTTCACACTTCTCACTATTATCAATACCGTTGTATTCTAAAATAATTTTTTCCACGTTATTTTCATGCTCTTTCAACTTTTCTAGAATGGTTTCCTCCGAATAATTCGTTTGTCTTTTGATCACGCTTGTGAAGTCCTTTTTAGATTCTGTCATTATAATAAGTATTTGTAGGTTTGTTTAAACTTGTTATAAATAAATTATTTTTATTCTTTATCTCTGTATTATATATAATGCTTATTAGCTCATTTTGCTCGCCAGCAATTGTCTATATTGTCTTCTCGTTCGTTCATATTTTGATGTCCATATTCGATGGCGATAAGAAGGGTGCGTTTTTACAAGCCTTGATGGGATTATTGATAACATTACTTTTGCAGTTTTTATGTATGAACGGACTATCATTATTGTCGTGGATTATTGCGTTCCTCCCATTGATATTTTATACTTATATGGTGATTCTACTTTACAGTATATTTGGAAAAGGGTATGAAGGTGATAAAAAATGAAAACTAGATAAATAATGAATTAAAGATTTCATTGAATATTATTTATTACCAGTCAATGAAATCTTTTACAAAGTTAAATAGCAGCTGGACTTTTTACTTGCACTTACATGACAACCGTGAGTGGAATCTTGAAAGTTATATCAAAATACTTGAGTTTGATGACGCTGAAAGTGCGATATTATTGAATGATGAAATAAATTATGATTTGATAAAAAAATCAATGATATTTGTTATGAGATGTGATGTCAAACCCATGTGGGAAGATGAAAATAATAAGGATGGTGGTTGTTTTTCGTTTAAAATCGCAAGTAAAGACGTTGAAAAAATATGGAAAGAAGTGTATTATAGATTAGTCGGTCAATCATTAACAAAAGAACAATGTCATTACGAAAATATAAATGGAATTACAATGTCGCCGAAAAAAAAGTTTTGTATTTTGAAAATATGGATGAAAGATTGTACACTAGAAAATCCAAATATTTTTGTCAAGATAAACAACTTAAAATGCGACGGTTGTCTTTTTAAAAAGCACTCTCTGGAATATTAATAAGACATTGTGATTTTTCCTTTTTCGGTTTTACTGGTACACGAATAAAGTCATTGTTTATATATTGTGTGAGATTTTGGTATTTTTGAATGTTATATTTCTTCTTATTATAATAAGTTTTACGTTTATTAAACTGTCTTTGGAAAATATCGTGTTTATCGATAATGTCAATGACAAGAGGACGTTTATGTTTGCTACGTAATATTCTCCCAACACTTTGACATACATCTGTTTTAGGCGTTGCCATACAAAGTGTCGTAAGGGTTTTGATATCAAGTCCTTCAGACGCCATCGCATAAGTGGCAATAATTATTTTTTTTGTTTCACTTTCTTTTAATTGTTCTTCTTTCATTCCACCAATATATAGTCCAACGCTTTTTTCAAACACTTGTGCTTTGTGAAATAATTCGGCGATTAAACTTTTGTTATGCGCAAGTATCATAATTTGTTGTTCATAATTGTCTTTTAATTCGTGATGGATAACATTCAAAATCATACTTGTTCGGGATTCATTGGAACATATTTTTGATATCATCTTACTATATTGAGGGTTTCCCTTGAAATCAGTTTCAACATTATTGTATTCATAATTATCTGGGTCTTCAAAGTAAAGGGCTTTGATGAGAACTTCTTCCTGACTTTCGCTCTTTTCTTTGTGAACGACCGGTCCAATAAACCACTTGAACACTTTTGTAAGACCATCTTTTCGCGTCATGGTTCCACTCAGACCAAGAATATAATTTGTGTTAAGGCGAATCATTACCTGTGAAAATACTTCTGCGCTAAGGTGATGACATTCATCATAAACAGTCAATCCAAATTGGTTGACAATATCTTCTGAAAAATCCTTTGTTGATAGTGTTTGAAGCATACCAATAACAATATCTTTTCCCTCAACGTCTATTGTCTTTCCTTGTATAAATCCCACATTTGCATCTGGTAGAAATTGCTGAATACGTTCTTTCCACTGATTCATCAAAAATGTCTTGTGAACAATAACAAGTGTTTTTTTCTTTATTCTAGAAATAATATTTAATGCCATTACGGTCTTTCCTTTACCAGGTTCAACGTCTAACAAACCGCCGCCACTAGTTTCTATATGTTTGATATATTTGTCAATAATATTTACTTGATAGTCAAACAACGAACCATTAAAATTAATATTTATGGAATCTCCTTGTGAAATATTAATTTTAGAAACAGAGCCATATTTTTCTATTCCGAAATGCCTTGGTATATAGATCTTATTTGCGGATTCTCGGTAAACTGGATACGATGCTGAGCAACTATACCCCGGCATACCTGAGTTGGGTTTGACAGTTAATTCATTTCTTAATTCATACATTTCTGATTGACTGAGCGTATTTTTTTGTATACTGTATCCCTTTTTTCCAATGTAATACCTTGTTTTATCTTTTTCAGACATTACGAAATGGGGTTCACGCTTTATTATAGGGTTATTTTTTTATATATTCTCAATATATAAAAGAAATAAAATGATGAAAAATGTCAGAAAAATGATTAATGCTGATGTAGTTGTTGCCGTTTTATTAGCAGTTCTTATTATTTTTGAGTTAAAAGTAGAAGAAGATATTAGACATTTTATGAATTCTGCGTTAGGACTGTTGTTATGTTCAGTTTCTATTGTGTTAATGTTTATTTATTTAAATCCACTTGTTGCCCTTTTGTTTATTGTTTACTTTTACGAAAACGTAAGACATGATAATTTGCAATCTGGGATGTATGATAAATACACCAACAAAAATGTTTTGGACGCTTTGATGAAAACAAAGAAGATTACACAAAAGAAACAAGATGTTGTTGAGATTGAAACAATCAAAAAGATGGCGCCTATCATTCAAAAACGCGAAAATATGTTATCTTTTAAACCAAATAATTACAATAAAAGATCTTATAAAATTGTTTGATTATTATTAGGTTTGGCCTGTTCCAGGTTTGGTCTGTTCCAGGTTTGATTGATTTGAATTATTTGTACTTTCCTGCAAATTTCTATATAGGTAATTTAATACTTGAAGGAAGCAATACGAACCTAGTAAAACGATTGGAGAAAACGCTTGTTCCCAGTCTGATTTAATTTGATTAGCCAGTCTTATTAAAGATATAACTAGGTATAATAATATAAACCCGGCGACAAATAAAACATTATTCAGCGCATAACTTGTTTGTACTAAACCGGGAAAAATGAGATTTGCGATTGCGATGCCATCTATTTTATCGTTTCCGTTTTTTTTATGTTTATCATATAATGTAATGCCAATTACAAGTAATATACTAACGCCAAATGCTATGTATACGGGCGTTAATATTTTTTCGGCGTTTTCAGAATTGCTTATAATAAATCCGATGATGAAAAGGACAAAGTATAGCACATTAAGAGATGTTGTCATCCACACGCCATCAGATGGTTGCTTTATAATATTTGTGATATATAATATTAATAAAAACGCCGCTAGAAGACCGCCGGCTATTGAGAATGTTAAAACAAAATTACTAACAGTTTCGCTTGTAGCAAAAATGTCACCAATTGTTGGTATAAGCTCGTAAGACATAGATTTAAGATTTCTTATTTCTGTTTCGCTATCACTATACGGCGAACATTCAATGACAATATCATTATCTCGTGCGCTTGCCATTTGATATAATATATATATATATAAATTATATAGATTATATTGTTTGATGCCCGACGATAACTTTTTCGAGCTGTACAAAATAAATATTGCGTGTTATTACAATTCCAAATTAATATTGAAAATCATAAATGATGATTCGTCAAACATTTCGCCAACAGTAATAGAAATGATTGGAAGTTACGAGTCAAATAGCGAAAAAATAAAAAAATTTGATAATGAAGTTTATAATGAACACTATAAATACGTAAAAACAATATTGTGTAAACTATTCAGCGAAAAAGAAGAACCATCGTCCTTGTTTAAAAACTTACGCTCTGAAGTTGACGGTTGGACCAAAAAAGCAACAACAAAAATGATTCCATATATACAAACATTTACTAGTGGCGCGAGCAGGATGTTGACGAATGCAACCAAGACTCTTGGAAATAGGATCCCTACAATCCCTAACGAGGAAGCGTTGACACAGTTTGCGCTTAAGAGTGTCAAACTTGATGACAACTCAATTGAAAGAAAAAAAAATAAAAAACGAATCCAAAAACGATATGAATCATTTTTAGCGTTGGTTGCCAAAGAAGTATTTTTAAATAATCAACAATAATCATTTTTCTTCGGCTTCGTAATCATCTGCTTCGGCTTCGTAATCATCTGCTTCGTAATCATCTGCTTCGTAAACATCTTCTTCGTCATCATCGGCTTCGTCATCATCGGCTTCGTCATCATTGGCTTCGTGATCATTTCCTTCGACCAACGCTTCTTTGCCATAATTTTCGTATCCTTCAGGCTTTTGCGTGTTTTTTGTTGCTTTGGGATTTTGCGTGTTTTTTGTTGCTTTGGGATTTTGCGTGTTTTTTTTTGAACCGGTTTCATTCAAGTGGTCCTTGAACAGTTCTACTACGTTTGCAATGTATTCGCTTTCATAATCATTTTCAGTCGTTGATATTTTACTCAGTTTCTTATATAGTGATAATATGTGTTCATCCTCTTTGATGCTAATAACCGGTTTCACAAAATCTGTATAGAATTTGCTTCCTTCACTATCTTCTTCGGACGGCGCACCTCGAATTGTTTCAACAAAGCTAATAAATTCCTTCATATTGTTATCAAATCCTTCGCGACCACTCATCAATAATCTACGGAGATATATTAGAACATTAACTAAAATTAATGGTACCAGTAAAACAGAAATCATATTGGTTGTTTTCAAATATATGAGCAACGAAATGACCAAAAATAAAAATAGAGATTCATTGTCTTGGTTATTGATAAAAACAAACAGATTTATTAGTGTTAACGCTAATACTACATATAGGGTACTCGTAGATTTCAATGATTTTACACCCATCTTCTTTACGTTTTTGAACATTTTCAGTAGATCTTTTTGAATTTTACTTCTGACCATCTATAATATAGATATATACAAAATTTTATTCAAAAATACAATACAATACTTTTATTTCATTTTTTAAATAAATGTCGTCTTTATTGTTGAATTGTTGATGTTCTAAATAATTTAAAATGTTCAAAATAGTATTTCTTTTTTCATCATTCAAAACCTGTTTTTGAAGCAGTTTTTTAATTAATTTCATTTTGTTATTGTCATGCGGGTTGATTTGTGACTGCTCCATGAAGACACTACTATACGTTCATATTTTAAATCAAGAATTTTGATATAAAAAAATCTTGCCTTATATTATTTAGAAGACCCTTTCTGTCAAAATGTCCAAAACAATCATTGAACCGCTTCTTACCGAAGATGATAACAGATTTGTAATGTTTCCAATTAAAGATGATTCAATTTGGAAAATGTATAAGAAACAAATGGATTGTTTTTGGAGGGCTGAAGAAATAGATCTTTCTAAAGATCTTGAACACTGGAACGACCTTACAGACAATGAGAGACATTTCATAAAAATGGTCTTGGCGTTCTTCGCGGCCTCTGATGGAATCGTTTTGGAAAATATCGGCGTAAGGTTCATGACAGAAGTTCAATTAGCTGAAGCGCGCGCATTTTATGGGTTTCAAATCGCAATGGAAAATATTCACTCTGAAACCTACAGTTTGCTGATTGATACATACATCAAAAATAAAGCAGAAAAGGACAAACTTTTCAATGCTATTAATGAATTTGCATGTATTCAGAAAAAAGCTAAGTGGGCAACAAAATGGATTGATGACAAGCGTTCAAGCTTTGCGACTCGCTTAGTTGCGTTTGCGTGCGTTGAAGGGATATTTTTCAGCGGTAGTTTTTGCTCTATTTTTTGGCTAAAAAAACGTGGCTTGATGCCCGGTTTGACATTCAGCAACGAACTCATTTCCAGAGATGAGGCGCTTCACACAGAATTCGCCGTATTGCTATATAACAAACTAGAGAAGAAACTATCAAAGAAGAAAATTAAAGAGATTATTAGCGAAGCGGTTGAAATTGAAAAAGAATTTATTTGTGACGCACTTCCGTGTCGCCTTATTGGAATGAACTCTAATATGATGGGACAATATGTTGAATTTATGGGCGATCGTCTTGCGGTGCAACTTGGAAATGAAAAAATTTACAATGTGACAAATCCATTTGACTTTATGGAGATGATTTCACTTGAGAGTAAAACTAACTTCTTTGAATCTAGGGTGAGTGACTATGCGTTAGCAACAAAAAGTGGTAAAAATGATGCGTTCGAAATGAGTTCGTTTGATTTTTAAAAGTGTTTTCGGAAATATCTCTAATATTTTGAGTTTTCGGATTGAATCAAAGTCAGTTAGTTTGTGAAGTCTTTTTTGAAAATAGGTTTCTGATTTAGCCATTGTATATTATATAATGTGAAAAATATATACTTAAAGATTCTTTCATTTATAAGTATATATTTTTGTTATGAATCATGAGCCATATGTTGTCATGATAAAGACTGTTCAGATAGCACCATTTAGAACTCTGATGGTCGCGCTGAAAGACATATTGTTAGAAACAAATATAACATTCCAAAAAGATGGAATCCGAATCATTAATATGGATAAGTCGCAAACGATTTTGGTTCACATGCATTTACAAGCTGAAAACTTTGAATATTATCAATGCGACAAAGAAAAAATCATTGTAGGTGTCAACATGTTACATTTATTTAAACTTATCAATTCAATCGATAATGAAGAAACTCTTAGCATTTACATAGAAGAAAAAGATTACAATGATGGAATTGTGGAATACTTAAATCTAAAATTCGAAAATAAACACATCAAACAATGTAAAATACAAAAGTTGAAACTGATTGAGGCCGAGCAAGACGAATTAACGGTTCCTGATGTCGCTTTTAGTTCCATCATTAATATGCCGTCGGGAGATTTTCAGAAAATTATTCGCGATCTGAATAATATTTCAGACCGCCTTGAAATAAAATCTGTAAATAATCAATTGATCTTTAAGTGTGACGGACCATTTGCTAACGCGGAAATTATACGTTCAGAAAGCGATGGTATGGGATTTATTCAAAAAAATAATAACATCATTCAAGGCGAGTTTTCATTGAAAAATCTGAATTATTTTATAAAGTGTACAAACCTATGCAATCAAATTGAGATGTATCTTGCAAATGATTTACCTTTAATTGTCAAATACAATGTTGCGTCTCTGGGAGCAATTAAATTGGGACTAGCGCCAATACCGAATATTTCTTGATTTATAGTTCTTTTCATTTATTATATACTCAATTTATATAACAAATGAAATATTTCAAAGACAGAGTGTTTTATGGGGCAATATCTTTGGTTTCTTTGGGAATACTATTGAAAACTTATCAGTACTTAACCAAATTAGAAAATTGCGATTGTTTTAATAATGCTCACGCTTACAATAGTTTGAAAGTAAATGTTGAATTTTTGAAAACATATCAAATATTTGAGATATTTTTGGTTACGATGTTTGTTACAATATTTTTCTTTTGTAAGCCTATTAGAAATAGTTATGATAAGAACGATTTGTTACCAAACTTTTTAAAATCATCGGTAATATTACTATTAGCTTTCGTGAATGGATACATGGGTTATAATGTATTTTTGCTTTATAATTTGTCGAAAGCCAGATGTAAATGCATAGATAAGTGGCAAAAATATTTCATATACCTTCAGGGCATGATGGGCTCAATCGCATTTTTGCGGATTGTTTTCATGTTATTTTTAACTTTTTTGTTGATTATTACGACTCATTATTCTTGATTTGAAATATAATTAATGTAAGATTGAAAATAGATTTTGCTGATTCTATATTCAGTTTTTGTCGTCGAAACATATTTTTTGTATATTATATTCAAACTGTCTTCAATATTGATGTTAAACTTTTCAATAAATGATTTGATTTCCTCTTTCTTGTCCCACAACTTGCATTTGACATTGTTAATTATTTTGTTATCAACAATATCATGATGTGAATAAAAACATTGTAATATTAACTTAATTAGTTGCTCGTTTAAATTATTCTTTTTGTTAGTACCGTACTTGTTATATAAGAATAATATTTCATTTATTTCGAGATTTGATTCTTCTTCGCACGATTCAAAATGTTCGCTCCAGAAAACTTTAAAGTCTTCCACATGTGGTAAATCAAAACTGTAGTATCCGGTCAAAATGTTATTGTTGCTTTCTTTATCATAATTTCGTCCCAAAAAAGCGAACAAACACGATAAAAATTCACTGTAACTAGCGAAACTATTGACAAATATATCATTTTCGTATTTAAATTTTTTCCATAGAAATACAAGTTGTTTTTGTTGCACGCATTGCTTGTCTTCCTGGATGATGTGTTCCTCTGTAAATTGTTTTATGATTTTATCTTTATCGACATCAAGATAGTGTATGATTTCTCTGGTTTCGTGTAAAACATTTTCTGACTCTAGATAATTATCAATAATATTATACCTATTGTAATAATAAATAGATACAATAATCATATTGATATATTGTTGTTCACTTATTTTAATATTGTTGCTATTAATCTTTGATCCTGGAATAACATATTTTTTAAAAGTCGTAGTGTGATGATCTTGAGTGAATTTGAATTTAAAACAACTAAACAAATTTGTGTTACAAAAATAAATGGATATTTTTTTATTTAACTCAACTAAAAACCCCTTCATATTTGCACGGATAAAGATGAGAAAATCATTGTCTACTTTTTTCTGCAAAATAATCCGACCAATAGTTATAAGGAAACATTTGCTATATGCTTTTTTATGGAAAAATGTTTCGTTTAACAATGAAAGAGTGCTTTGAATCGTGTTTGAATCCGGAATAGACTCATAGATGTTGTTGTCTTTTATTTGCTTGATAATCTTGATTTTTAAACTATTTTTTTCATTAATGTCTGCGCAAAAAATATTATTGCTGAGAAACTCTAATACTAAAAACAATAAATTGTCTTCGTTCATAGATATAAAATTGTCGCCAATATAGTTGTAATATAACTGACTCGTTTTGTTATAGTAAATATTGTGATTCCTCTCAAAATACTTCAAAACTTCTTTTTCGGTCCTCTTTAACTTATTCAATTCTTGGAGTTTTTCATAATAGTTCTCAAGTAATAAAATGAAATCTTCTTTTTCTTTATCACAAGAAATATTTTTCTTTATTTTTTCAATCAACTGATTAATTTGCGAATAATTAGACATACATAACTAATATTCTAAATTATTTAAATAGAATATCCATAAAAATATATTATGGATCCTCTTCAAAATGAGTATAATGTAAATACACCTTTAGTTACTAATCAAGATAATCAGAACCCCTTATCTACACAAAGATTCTTTTTTAACAAAATAAATACAAATATTAGTGATTATACAGTCGATGATATATTCAACCTATTGGAAATAAAAATAGACGATTATTCGGACTACGAATCATTTAAGACAGATGCCGATATAAAAATCAACAATTATGTTGAAATATTTAAAAAGCATAACAATTTAGATTTGATTGATTTTTTCAAAGAATTACGGATATCTCTATTTGGAGAGGTGCTAATAAATGATAATATGACAGAAGCTCAAAGATTATTGGAAATTTACATAAACCGCGACGAATATATAGAAAATTCTCAGAATATGAAACTTATTCATAGTAATATCAATATTAATCGCGATAATGTGACAAAACTATTGACGGTTGATAGTCGCTTTCGTAAGAATTATTTAAATTCATTGTCTACCGATTTTGACATTAACCTCCCTTATATTATCAACAACGTTACAGAAGCGAGACTCTCTGACATTGAGTTTCCAGCCACATTCTATCCATTTCAAGAAGAATTTGAAAATAACTATATGTGGTTGAAGTATACTTTTAATTATAGCACAGACCCTGATAGTTCTATAATCAAATACATTTATTTCTATATTGCACCGGGTAATTACTACCAAGACACGTTATTAACAAACATGCAAACGGTGATTGACAATGAAGGACTACCTATTACAATCAACCACGATTTAGATTTTGAAAATGATGGTGGTGTTGGTGATGGTACAGGTAAGTTGACGATTGAATATAGTGGCGATACCACTAATACAGTTGTCATTACTGAACTAGAATTGAATTTTAGAGCATCCAAAATATTGGATAGTGAATATAATTACAATGCTTCACAGATTATAAGCTCAGATGATGATAAAATAAGCAAATATTACAACACCGACTCGGCAATCGACCATAATCAGAGAATGGGGTGGATGTTAGGATTTCGCGACTCATTGTATACAGGGTCAACTTCTTACACGAGTGAGGGACAATTGGATATTATTGGTCCTAGGTATATTTATTTGTTAGTAAATGATTTCAATACCTCGTCTAACGTAAACTTTTTTTCAAATAGTGAAACAAGTTTATTAAGTGATAATATTTTGGGTAGAATATCATTGAAAGCCGGAGCGTTCTCAGTACAATCGCAAAATGATTTTAGTGTTTATGGTGAACCAAGGTATTTTTTCGGTCAAGTCAATATTGACCGAATACATGTAAGAGTTATCGATGAATTTGGACGGACTGTTAATTTGAACGGGATGGATTTCTCTTTTTCTATTCAAATGACCGTCAAACACAACGTTTCAAATACAACTTAATTTGTTTTTAAATATGTGATAAATGCTCTTGTCTTTATAGTATGTTTTGTAATTTGTGTATTTCTTAAGATGGTATAATAATTCGTGTTCATTTTCACAATTTGTATCAAGATTGCTCCATGGCAACGGTTTCAGACCAAACAAGAAACATACAATATAAAAACAAGAAATAAAGTCGTCTTTTTTCCGATAATTATATTTTTGGAGATGTGTATTATAACTGGAAAACAAAATACTTCCGATCCTTTTATTGTATACTTTGTCACTTAGTTTAGTAGCGAACCCCAAATCAATCAGGTAAATTTCATTGTGTTTAACCATGATATTATCTGGTTTCAAATCGCGATGAACATATCCACAGTCATGGAATTTTGCCACAATATAAGCAAGTTTTTCAAAGATAAGTTTTGGTGTAAATTGTGATTCTTGGTTTTTGCTTTCACGTTTTACATGAGTTTCCAAATTGCACGATATATAATCCATTACAATATAATTGCGTTTATCAATAATTCCAAAAGATTTAATGTTGACAAAGCTAGAATCGTTTTGTTTCAACAAAGACAAATAAACGTTGATTTCATTTTGAATCAGCTTTTTAGAATTTTCGTCGTGGTCAAACTTAATCGCAACAAAATTGTCTTTTGAATGATGTTTTGCTTTGTAAACATTTGAAAAGGCTCCACTTCCGATTTGCTCTATCAGTTCATATTTGTTTTGGATAAGCATGGAAATAAAAAGACAATCTTACTTGTATATCTTAAAAAGGCATAAAGCTTTAAGCCTATATAGATTGTATAAAATGGACGAGATCCACAACTTCAAGACCTATACAAATAACAATTTTCAGTTTAGCGATTTTCAAACTGAAGCATGTTTATCAATTGTTCAAGATAAACATGTTTTAGTAACGGCTCACACTGGTTCGGGAAAAACATTGCCGGCAGAGTTTTCTATATACTACAATATCAAAGTGAAAGGGAAAAAGGTTATTTATACTTCACCAATCAAAGCGCTGAGTAATCAAAAATATAAAGAATTTTCAGCAAAATTTCCGGATATTGAAGTCGGTATTTTGACGGGCGATATCAAACACAATCCCACCGCCGATTTGCTTATTGTCACAACAGAAATTCTTCAGAATCATTGTTTCAAGACCAAGAATAAAGGATTATATTTGGATTTCAATATTGATTTGGAAAACGAACTTGGAAGTGTTGTGTTTGATGAAGTCCACTATATTGATGATGTCGACCGCGGAACAGTGTGGGAACAAACAATCATTTTACTCCCAGACCATATCCCCTTTGTAATGTTATCTGCCACTATTGGTAAAAAAGAACATTTTGCGAATTGGATTTCAACTATTACAAATAAAGAAGTAACAATCTGTAGTAGTGATAAACGAGTCGTTCCTTTATTGTTTTATGAGTTTTATGCGTTGCCTGATAAATATATTAAGAATATCAAAGACAAAACAAAAAAAGAAATGTTTTTAAAAAAGACAAATACGAAACTAAATACAATCAAACAAGGAAGTAATTATAATTATAACCATTTATTACTTACCAAGAAATGTAATACTGAACTTACAAAAGACAAATTTCGGGTTCATGACAAATTTGTTATTAATGAATGTCTTGAACACTTGAAACTTAATGATATGTTTCCTTGTTTACTATTTGTATTTTCAAGAAAGCAGGTTGAAAATATATCGAAACAAATATTCATTGATTTGTTTTTGCCGGACGAGAAGGATTACATGATTCGCCCAGTTTTCACAAAGATGCTCGTTCAGAAGCTAGATAATTGGAAAGAATATGTCAATCTACCTGAATGCGAATTTTATATTGAATTATTGGAAAAGGGTATTGGTATCCACCACGCCGGAATGCTACCAGTTTTCAGAGAAATTATTGAGATGTTGTATGATGAAAAATATATTAAAGTGTTGATTGCTACCGAAACATTTGCAATTGGATTGAACATGCCAACGCGAACTGTCGTTTTTAATTCGCTTTTCAAATACGATGGTAATCAAATGCGACTTCTTCAAAGTCACGAGTTCATTCAGATGGCGGGGCGAGCCGGTCGTCGTAATATTGACAAAATTGGACATGTAATTTTGCTGACAAATAATTACAAACCATTATGTGAATCAGAATATAATTCTTTGTTTCACAATAAACCCAAAGTACTCAGTTCAAAGTTCCGTATCACGTATAATCTAATTTTGAATTATCTTGAGAATTTTACAACAAACGACTTTGTAGAAATGATTCAAAAATCTCTTATGAATACAGACATTGTAAATCAAATTGATGTCTCGAAAAAAGTGATAGTTTCTTTCAATGAAAAAATTTCTCAATTAAATGATTTGCTAGACCCGAATCTCATTGACGAGTTTCAAAATTACGACCATTTGAAAAGTAAATACGGAATGGTAAGTAATAAAGAAAAAAAAAAGATCAAAAGGGAAATTCAAGCAATTGAATCGGGCAAACATTTTTCTAAATATGAATTGTATCAAAATTACATGGAACTCGTAGGAGTATTGGAAAAGGAGGAAACCGTTCTTAATTACGCGTCTACATACGTTGAAACTCAAATCAATGTATTGTTTGATATATTGAAAGTAAACGGTTATGTAGATTCGTCCATGAAAGCAACGCCAATGGGAATGAATGCGTCTTATATACACGAAATACCGTGTTTGGTATTCTGCGATCTATACGGACATTGCGATAAATTTGAGAATTACAGTGAAACGCAAATTGTATGTTTGCTATCTTCATTTTATGAGCTAAAAGTCAAAGATGATTACAAAACGCATTATCCGAGTGTTATGAAACAAGAATTTGCATTTATTGAAGAGCGATTGAATCATTATAAAGACAAGGAGTTGCCATCAGAGTTATACATTACATGTAAATTCAATATACAATATGATTTGATTGATTATATTGAGAAATGGTTCAACGAGATCGAAACGATTGATGATACACGATTTTTCTTTCATCAATTAACAAGCGAGTTGGATATTTTTACAGGAGATTTCATTAAATGTTGCATGAAACTGGTGAATATGTGTAATGAATTGATTGTGTTTTGTGAAAATGATAATAATTATTCTTTTCTAGAAAAAATAAATAATATCCAACGCAAACTTCAAAAGAGTATTGTGTCTAATAAATCTATGTATGTGTAACTAATTCAGAGCCACAAATATCTCATCTACTTTGCCAATATAAAATGCCATTGCTACCGATTTTTCAATATCTTTGTTCATATTCCAGGCTTCCCACTTGGCATGTTGTTTCAAACTAAACTTGGACGGTTCTTCTGCGTTACAATTACCAACTGTAGCCTGTTTATACATTCCATATAAATATAATAAGTCCTTGTCATTAGGAGGTTTTACCAACGTTTTGACAAGCATGCACGACATATCAAATTTGTTTTCTAAATTACTTTTGCTCATATTATTCAAAATATTTAAGTATCTTTAAATAAATATTATTTCATTAAATTTCATGAGAAAATACGCTCAAGTTCTTCGTTCTTTAAAACTGAATTGCGACCATCCGTTATTTGGATATTTCCCATATTTACATTCAAAATATTCGACTAGTTGTTTACCGGGTGGTTGTGTCTGCCTCTCTCCTACGAAAAGTCCTACAAAACGAAAACTAAACCATTCTTTGAATTTTGAAATAAGAACTCTTTGTTTTACAGTGTGACCGGTTTCACTAGGATTTTGATTAATAATAGAAGTATGAAATTCGTCTATAATAGAAATTTCGTTTATTGATTCATCTACCAATTGTTCCCTATAATTTTTAATCATAAATTCCATATTTTTCAATAAATAGTCCATATGCTCTACTTTTTTAGTACCTTCAATATTTTTAGAAAGTTCTATACATGTGAGTGCATTCATTTGAGATTTGATATAGGCTTTAAAATCCTTAGCATCCATTTTTGTTCCTGATTTGAAGAATGAAACAATATCTAATTCAATTTTATTCGAAATATAAATCTCCGCTTTTTTGTTTTTACTTTTTTTTTATTTTTCATGAAATTAAATAATGAAGTTCCCCCCCCCTCCAAAAAAAAATTATTTTCTGTTTTTACGGCTAATTTTTTTGTTCCTTTTTTATTTATGGTAACAAAAACTATATTTAATCATATGAATACCATCACCATATAAATAACATTTGTTTTATGAAATTCAAAAAAGGAACAATTTGTTCCTTTTAGGAACAAAAAGGAACAAAAAGGAACAAAAAGGAACAAAAAAGGAACAAAAATCACTTAAATATAATGTCTACTATTTTATATATGAGTAAATATTACTGTAGTCACTGCGTATATGATGCGAAAGTTAAAGGGAATTATGTCAGACATTTGAAGACAAAAAAACACAAAATGTTAGCCGAAATTAGCCCAAAATTAGCCAAAATTAGCCAAAAATTAGCCATAATTAGCCCAAAATTAGCCGCCGAAGATACCAGAAGTTATGAATGTAAATATTGTGATAAAAATTTTAAACATCACTCGTCCTTGTGTAAACACATCAAATATACATGTAAGAAAAATAAAGATGAAGATTTTCAAGAGCTTGCTCGCCTGTTGAATGAAAAAGATAGGCAACTCGTATTAAAAGATACACAAATGGACAAGCAACTCGCGCTGAGAGACAAAAAGATGGAAATGATGCAGAAACAAATAGACAAATTAACAAACAAACTTCAAATTCAGAATATTAACCAAGGAAATATCCAAAATAACAACAACACTATTAATATTCAAGTTTTGAATCACCAAGATACAGACTATAGTCATCTCACACCAATAGATTATATTAGCTGTATAAAAGACTGTAATAAATGTGTAAAGACGTTAATAGAAAAGGTTCATTTTAACACCAACAAACCAGAAAATATGAATATATACTTGTCCAATATCAAAGGTAAATATCTTATGGTCTATAAAGACAATTCGTGGCAAATACAAGACAAGAAATTACAGATAGATGACTTATATGACTATAATGAGTTTGTTTTGGAAAATTGGTATGATGATTACAAAGAAAAATATCCAAACATTATTGACTCTTTTCAAAAGTATTTACAGAACCGTGATGGAGATGAGGTTTTGAATAACATCAAAGAAGAAATACTTGTCATGTTATACAACAAAAGAAAGACAATTGATGGTATCTGAAATGTATTCAAAAATAATATAATATAAGAGTAGATATTATGAAGATACCTAAATTATATCTTGCTACTTTGTTCAGTATCAAAAATAGCTATTATTATTCAATTACTAAAAACATGAACGGAATAATTCAAATCAATGGTTCATATTCTGCGGTCCACTATGACAAAAATTATGACCCGTTGAGATACGGAACAAAGGCACGAAGAAAAGTCAAATATTCTTACCACAAGAAAGGTCTTATTGAAGATCACCATCTGATACCAAAAGAATTTCACGAACACACTTTGATTCAAAATATTCGCTTTGATGTTGGATGTAGCAACAACATTTATGTTCTACCATCTATCTCTTATAGGGAGAGCATTTACAATAATATAGTTAACAAAGATGAAATTATATATCATACAAGCCATCGCTTGTACAATAGTTTTGTTAAAGAAGAGCTTGCCAATATATGTAAAATAAAAAGTGAAGATGAGCAACAATATGAATTTTCACTATTTTTGGATTATCTAAAATTGTCTTTTGATACAAACGATAGTTACATAAAATCCTTGTTCTCGGAGATATAACATAATTGGAGCTTGATTTTATTCTTGTCTTGTTCTTGATTCATAAAGACAAATAGTTGGAATAAATGAGCACTATAATTGTCTATATTTTGCAGCACTGTAATATATGTTGTTATTTTCAAAAATGGTAGATAAACCATGTATTGAAATTTACCATCATGCTTCTCCAATTTGTCGAAAACATAACCTTCGTAACTTTGAATAATATTATTTTCTTTGTTGTACAAATACTGTGAATATATTTTACATTTTGACTGAATTTTTCGTATTGTTCTAGATGAAATATTTATGTATTCGAGTTGTTCCGGACTTGTCCAAAAGTCGTAGAATCTCTTCGCTTTATCTATGGTGTTCTTCTCTAACATATGTTCTAAAAGTGCAATATTATTTATGACGTCAACTATTCTCCTTATAGGCGAAGAAACTTGTAAATACAAATCGTTTTCTTTTTCTTGATTTTTACACTCATTCAAATAATCACTATTAGTCAAACAATACCTAGAAGAATGTGTTTTGAATTTTGAAATATGATTCAAAATATTTTTGGGGATGTCTTGATACATTGAGCCAATACCGTGCTCTTTGGTTTCGCATGTTAGACTATGATAATGTCTGTATATCCCACAATCCTTCGCATGAAGGTATCTCGCCAAATATTTGTTAAAATGAATCATCAGGTAAGCCACAATATCTTTTGAATTCTGAATTTTTAATATTTCTGATATTTTCTTATAATATTTATTATTTTCAAAATGGTCTTTGTGGTCGTGTGAGTAATTTTTGCTTATGTACGATAGACACAACTTCAAATTTTGACTTTTGATTTTATTTTTTTCATCATAAAATATCTCTAGCGCATAGCATAATCTCTGGCGGTTTTCATCCAAACTCAGCAAGGTTTCTGTCAAAATTGTTGGAATCATAGGTCGTTTTTTATCCGGCAAATAAATTGTTGAAACACGATCGGTAAATGAGTCCCACAAATCCAAATATTCCATCACCAACGAAACATTGGAAATGTAAACGGTGATTTTGTGTTCTTGAAAATTATAAGACATTGCGTCATCATGATCATTTGATACATTTGAGTCTAGTGTAAATATAAATTCATCTTTTTTGGTTACTTGTTCAATATTATACTTGATTTGAATATTTTGAATGATTTGTTCTGCGGATTTGTCTTTCAACATCTTTCGTGCGGTTTTTGTGAAGGGTTGTATAGAAACATTAAGCGATTTACAATACAATATATATTCATAGTAATTGCTGACATCTTCAATATTACCAAAGTTTTGTAACATAGAACCCCGCGGCATGTTTTCTTCCCAGGACTCATATTTGAATGTAACATAAATCTTTTTTACAGATTTATCAAAACTGTAAGGTATTTTATATGGTATCAAAAAAAATGGTATCCGTTTGTCATCTGGTTTGCATAAATACAACAATTTGTCTTTGTGTTTTCCAAAGCTAATATTTAGTGAAATGACTCCCGGAACATTTTTACATGAACGAACGTGCGAATGAACAATATTGATTTTTCCATCTTTATAATCAAACGTATCATTTGAAAATAATTTTGATGTTTTTACAATTGAATTATTTTCAAATAATGACACAATTTGAAATGTCCGTGTTTCGACAATTTCATAATCTTGGTAGTTATTGTCTTTGCTGATAAACTTATACATATAACAATATATAGCACTGAATGTTTATATGATTGATGTTAATTATTACAACACAATGTGTTAGAAGTAAATGATGTTGCCCTCCTCAAAAACGTTGGTCCGCAATCAGTATCATTGTTATTATCGTCAATTAATAACACTCCTCTAAATTGACTTATTTCCTGGTTCTCGGTGTTTTTTTCTATTTTATTAATGACTATTTCCACCATTTTATCAAAAACACTATCGACACATTCCTTTGAACTTATTTCAAAAAATGGAATATTGTAATGATTTGAGAGTTTTACTCCATCTTCATAATCAATTTCTCTTTTATCTTCTAAATCGTTTTTTGTTCCGACAAGAATCAAAACTACATCTTTATTATTTTTTCTTACTTCATCCATCCAGTATAATGAATTGTTAAAAGTATTTTTATTTGTAATATCATAAGCAATGATACATCCACAAATATTGCGATAGTACGAACGAATAATAGAACGGAATCTCTCTTGTCCGGCAGTGTCCCATATTTGTATTTTGATTGAATCAGAAAACTCGCAATTTAGATTTTTAACATATTTTGATACAAAATTTACACCAACCGTGCTTTGGTTATCGCTATTGAAATTTCCATTGTAATACTTATATAACATTGTTGTTTTGCCGACACCACAGTCACCCAAAATGATTGTCTTTAAAACAAAACATTTCATTAGATTATAAATACATTAGATTAGATTATTTACCAATATATTATTTCATCACATGTGTCGTCTAAATAATTTCCATTATTATCCATCGAAAAGACATCATATAAACAAATACAAGGGACTCTTATTGCGTTCTCATATTTAAGCGATTTATCAAACACATGACTGGTCTGTTTGAGAAAAGTTTTTGATTTCTTTAACTGAAAATGGATTTCATTCCATCCATTTTTATTTCTTGTCAGAATGATAGAATTTATTATTATAGTCGCGCGAATATGGTCTGGAATATTATACATTACTACTGACATGATATTATCAATAGAAATGTATATAATAGGGTAATCAATTTTATTCATCTTAAAATATTAAATTTTTATTAACTAATAATTTTTTGTTGCGTGATTAGTTCTTGAGCAATATATCCAAGAGCACCGATCATCGCAAGACGACCATTTGAAATCTCAATATTAGACATATTTTCGTCAAACGGGACATATGTATTCAACGACCCAGGTTGAACATTGTCCTTTAGTTCAAATTGTCGTTCAGATGGATTTTTATATAGAACTAGTAGACGCGCTAGTTCAAAAAATGAGATATAACCAAGACCCAACATGTTAAATTCGCCGTGATTTTTACTGAAATAATTGATTGCCAAATCTTGTGGATCTTCAGTAAAATAATCGATAGATGGTAGCATAACACTCGCAATCATAGCAATCCTCCCGTGGTGGAGTTCAGCTTCTCTAAGATATTTGAGTGTTGATTCATCTGCGTTTTGTGTAATTTGCAAAGGATCAAAAAATCCAAGTGGTTTAATATCTCCGTTGAATGTGAACGTAGTTGTTTTCGGCTTCAACGAGGTCATCGTCGGCAATTTGAATCCGGTGGTACTTTGAACCGCGAATGTTGTCAGAAACACGCCAATCACTTTGTAAGTAGAAAACCTCATTGACTAATACAATTATACTCTCTCTTGTGCAGAAGCGTTTATATCCATTTTCTTGGTTGTCTTCTTGTCAATGTAAAGAAATATATTGAAAAGTATCAGTCCAAATAGTCCGGTAAAAAACATTTTGCTCTTCATCAACGTTTTCATGAACATTTTATATATATTGTTGTCATTTTTGAACAGTGATTTAGATAAAAAAAAGACAAAACTAAAAAAATACATCACGATTGTTGTTTTTGATACAAGCGTCCAACCACTCAAACGGTCCAACTTCACCATATTATAAGACCAAACACCTCTTAAGGAGAAATTGATAAAAATCGCACATAGGCAAGTCAATAAGAAAATAAAACAATGTGTAGTTTCTTCAAAGGAATAATTGTTTATATATATCAACTCACCAAACACTAAGAAGATTATCATAAAATGAGAAAAAAAATTGTAATATGGTAATTGATGTAAACTAAGGCGCTGTTTTGGAAATAAAAAATAGAAATAAAGTGCGCTTATCGTCATTGCCAATGGCGCTACCATTTTGAAATACGCTTCTGATTTTTTGTTTACGAGAGCCATGAAGAAATAAAAAAATAACAATATGATGGTGTGATGGGTGATCTGAGAAAAATACCAACATATTTTGTCCACAACTGTATCATCGTGCATAACTTTATCGTAATATTTTCCTTCATTTGGAAAAAAATCTGAAAAATTCTCTTTGCTGTACAAAGCAGACATAAAACTCAGAACAATAGATGAAAACAAAAAAATGGTGCTTACAAAATAAAAAGGAGTGCGCTCATTTATGAAATTCTTTTTTACTACACTTTCAACATCTTCGCGAAAGTTTTTTAAAAATAATACATTTTTGCTATACATTTATTATATTTTTCTATTGTTATTAAGTCTTTTTTTTGAAATAAAACATAAACTTATTAATTAATGACGAATATGAAATTTTTTCAATACAACAATTTTTCTTTTCTACGTTTTTTATGTAAACTATCCAATTGTTTGGAACGTATACAATAGTTCCTTTCTTGAAGTCTAATCTATGAAAATGCTCATTTTTTTCAATATGGTCTTGTAATTCCTTGCGGTCTAATTGATTAGTTTCAAAATTATCTTTGAACCGAGGGTGAATCAAAAATAACTGGGCGTTTCCATCTCTCGCGAAATAATAATTTACACTTTCTTGGTTTGTATGAATTCCAATTTTCCCGCCAGTTTTGATAGAGTATAAGTTGTCTTTTAAATATGTTTTGATATACGGTTTCAGCAACAATATTTCATTTTCAATCATGTTATACTGTTTGTATTGGTGTTTCTTATCATTTTTAATGATTTTATAGTCGCTAACATTTAACGAAGAATTCAAATGACTACCATCAAAATAAAACGGCATTTTCAATAAAATTTCATTATTAATATTCTGCCGCGTTAGTTCCTTGTCATATTCATAAATATTATTATTTTTATTTACCTTATATTCAACGTAAAAGAAGAAATATATTGTGAAAATAAAAAATATAAATAACAGTTCAAGTATCATAATTAATGTAGCAAATTATTTAACTATCTATGTTTTAATGTATTTAAGTTTCAACAATCTCATTCTCATAATTCTTCAACTCTTCTTCTACATTTTTTGGGGTTTCTTCTTTCTCTTCGAACTCTGAATAGTCAAACTCGTCTTCATCGTCCACTTTGGGCGCAATAAAGAATTTTACTTCAAGTAAATCTTTCTCATCTTCTTCATTGGGAAATATTTTTAGAGTAAATGGAGAATCTTCGCTGACATTTACGTTTATTTTTTTAAATACGGAATACAGTTTTGTAACGAGTGACGTATACTTCAATGGAACCTTACACACCATACGAAGATCTTCTTCCACGATAAGTTCGTCCAATAAATCATCGGTTATTTTTAGCGTATATTTTCCTTCATCTCCTCGCGACCGCATATAGATTGCGTCATTAAAATGGACGAGTTCCAGTGTATCACCAAATGCTTGTAGTTCATTAAAATACTGGTCTAGTTTTTTAGTATGGATCGTAAATTCTAAGCTGTGTTCAATCTCTTGAGACCCCATTAAATCGCTATCCAAATCAATCAGGTTGACTTGGAACGACTTTTCAGTTTTGTCTTTTTGTTTGAACATTACATACAAATGTTCGTGTGATGTTTCAAATGTAACAACGCTGTCTAGTGTATGCAAACCCATAATAGTTGTGAGTATTTTAGAATTAAATGAAACGACCTCATTTTCACTTTCATATGACGAAAACCATTCTTTTTTTATCTTTATTTCAAGCAAACTAACATGAGAATCATCCATAATTTGAATAAACAATTCATCTTCTTTGCAGTACATTTTACAAAAATTGTTCAAACTTTTAACAACCTTGAACAATTCAATAAGAGTTACAACTTTTCTGTTTTTCTCTAGGGTAAACAACATGGTAGTTGATTTATATTGTTATTATACTAGGAAGAATTTTAAATCAATTTTATTTCAATTAAAGTTCAGTTGTATCAAAATTAAAAGTTAAGTTTTGTAGATTCCTCCCCTTCTTCGTTTAATTCTTGCTCATCAACAGGTTCTTCTTGCTCCTCAACGGGTTCTTCTTGCTCATCAACAGGTTCTTCTTGCTCCTCAACAGGTTCTTCTTGCTCCTCAACGGGTTCTTCTTGCTCCTCAACGTGTTCTTCTTGCTCCTCAAATGGTTCTTCTTGCTCCTCAACAGGTTCTTCTTGCTCCGCAGAGATTTCAATTACATTTTCACCAGTAACATTATTGTTTATACCTTCTAATATATCTATAAGCGTGTTATTTTGTATATTCTGTGCCTCTTTACCTTGCTCAACCTCATTATTGATTTTAGTCAAAATCGTAGAAACGTTGTTGATATGTTCAATAATTTGTTCACGCTGCTTGGCTTCATTATTTTGCTCATTTTTTTCATATTTATTGAGCTTCTTTTTCACTTCTACCAACTGTAGATTAGTTTCCATAGAAAAGGTCTGTACTTTTAAGGTATGTTTTTTTATTTCTTCTAAATTACTGTCAATTGTATCTATTTTTTGTTTGTAGTATTCCAAATTAGTGTCATCTGCTTTTGAATCATTCATTTTATTTTCAATTAATTTTTTCATATCTTCTTCTTGTTGTTCAATTTTAAAATTCAAACTTTCAATAACAGTTTGTAAGTTTTCTATTATTTTATTGTGGGAAAGTAACATCATCGCCGGACTCATTTTAGGCTTTTCTTGAAGGGGCGTTTCTTCTCGTATCGAATTCATATTGTTAGATGCTCTAGAAGATGAGTTTATGGGAACAGATTGATTCGGCTGAGGTTCGGCTCGCCTGCGCCTCGCTGAAGCTAAAGCACGTGCTCCAGACATAATATTTATTCATTACAAATCTTTGTTTAAATTATATTTTTTAGAATATCTGTTTTCATCAAGCATTCATTTTCATGTTGATCTTTTCATGATATTTATAATCTGTTATGACAAAATCGTCAAGTTCATAATCATTTATATCGTCACGGACATTTTTAATTTTTAGTTTAGGAAATTCAAATGGTTTTCGTTTTATTTGTTCGTTTAAACTGTCGGCATGTTCTTCATAAATGTGTGTATTTCCCAAATAATAAATGAATTCATATGGTTCCAAATCACAATGTTTGGCAACTAAGCACGTGAGTGCGGAATAAGACAAAATATTGAACGGCACCCCTAACCCAACATCACCGCTTCTCTGATAAAGTGTACACGATAACTTATTTGTTCTGGTAACATGAAATTGAAACATAACATGACAAGGTGGAAGAGCCATTTTGTCTATTTGACATGGATTCCATGCGCTAACAACATGCCTGCGCGAATATCTTTTCACCGGGTCTTTTAGGTCGTCAATGACACTCCGCAACTGATCTACTCCTTGTCCACTGTAGTTTTCATGACAATCTGTGTAGTCTGCATTGAAAAATCTCCACTGATGTCCATAAACAGGTCCTAAATCTCCTTCGCTATATTTAAGACCACGCGATTCCAAGAATTCTTTGCTTGCGTTTGCGTTCCATATATTAACACCTTGCTCTTTCAGAGATTCATTATTTGTATCTCCGCGAACGAACCACAACAACTCTTTAAGACACGTTTTCACAGCAACCTTTTTAGTGGTTAGTACAGGGATAGTATTATTTTCAAGTGAGAAATACATCGCACTTCCAATGTTACAATACGTGTTTCCATTTCTACCCGTTTCAATGTTTTCCTCTTGTAATAGTTCGTTTATCAAACTTAAGTATTGTTCTTCAGGATGGATATTTTGTTTTTGTATTATATTTTTCAACATTGTCTTCTAATGATTACTAGAAAACTGTTTTTAAATATATTTTTATTCTCTGCTTATATTAATTATGACCGACTACAGTGAGACCGACGAAAACGATGATTTTGGAACGAGATTGAATGAACAAAACGGTGGTGGTGATAGTAGTAAATCTTTCATAGACTACATTACATCATTTTCTTCAAGTGAAAAGGCGCAAATGATGAACATTGTTCAATATTGTGGCATCTTGGTGATACCACTACTCGCAGTGTTGAAAATGATGAAAATTTACATGCCTATTAACAACCCTCTCAAACCAACAAGCGAACTCGTGTTCGAAGTGATCGTTCAATTGATTGTTATATTGGTCTCCTTCTTTTTAATACACAAGTTTGTTTTATATTTCCCCACATATTCAGAGGTGAAATACGAGAACTTTAGTCTACTTTCTGGAATGCTACCCCTTTTATTTTTAATGTTTACTTTAGATACAAAGATTAGCGAGAAATTGAACGTTTTATTTGATAGATTTTTAGGAATGCTTGGATTGATCAAGGAACCACTTGTTGATGAAGAAGATTCCCAACAAGATGGAAAAAACGGTAATCAACAAACCGCGCAAGAACCCATTCATACCATGCAACATACCATGCAACCACCTCAGATGCAAACAACATCGATTGAAGAATTGTCGGGTGTCTCACAAGGAAACGGATTTGAACCCCTCCCAGCAAATTTTTAAATATTTGAAAAATGGTTTATATATAACTAAACTCTATAGTTATATATGAATGAAGATAGTAATAAAAAGACAAATGAAAACATCGATCATACAATGGAAGAGATTGTTCAAGAACTAGACAACAAAAATCTACTACATTTGAATAGTAGTAAAATCAAAGAAATGAAAAATAATATCCTTCAAAAAATGTATTTATCGAGAGAAGAACTATTAAAATATCACAAAGTTCTAAGTAAATACAGATATGTGGACGAAATGGACGAAATAAAAATTGGTTCGTATATACGGTGGTTCAATCTGAAGAATATTGAAAAACTGAAACTGACAAATGGAGGCATTTTAATTGATGTACAGCCCGGAATAGATGATATAAACTTGATATGCAAAAATAATCGTAATCGCCTTTTTACACTGAGTTTAAACAAATCAATTGTCTTTCAAAGAATCAATTACCAAGAAGAACTCTTGATCAAAATTGTAGATTATATTCAGAAGTGATAGTGAAAGACAACATTTCTAGTTTGTTTTGTAAGAAAACATTTTTTATGTTTTATATACATTTTTGATGTATTACCGTGGATACACTTATTGTTGGGAGATATCATCTTTTTCCTATGCAGTATAGATAAAAAATGTTTGTAGTTGTCGTTTATATCACAATTTGTTTTACACAATGATTTAAGCATCAACTTCAGCGCTTTTTTTTTAATTTTGTGTATAGTTTTCGGAATATTTTGATTGTGGTATTTCAAGAATTCTTTATTCTCATTTATAGTTAAAATTTTAGACATGGTTAAATTGTCTTTAATATATAAATATAAAAATTTATTATGAAAAAATTAATCATAATAGATTTTGATAATACCATAGGGTATTTTTCACAGGTCGTTTACCTGATTAATATTATAGAAAAAACATATTCTCGTAAAATGACTCAAGACGACATAAACACCTTATTGAGAATATATAGTAATTCATTTCGCCCTAAGATATTTGAAATACTCAAATTTATATATGAACTAAAAGTGAAAAATATTATTCACGCTCTTATTTTGTACACAAGAAATAAAAACGAACGTTTTGTAAAAATGGTTTTGGTTTTCATTGAAGAATATATTTTACAACAAGCATACAATGAAAAAGAAATGTATATGTTTGATGATGTTGTATTTTCAGAAACAAAAACAAAACAACTAGAACCGCTGTTAAAAATGAAAAATATGTCTTATAATGACGAGGATTTGCGTTTATGTTTCATAGACAATATGAATTACAATTACGAAGAACAAAGTATCTCAAATATTACAGTTTTTTTTATTGAATGCGATAACTACAAATTTTATTATACGCCCGAAGAAATAGCGCGAAATATGGATTATGAAATTTACAGCAAGCTAAATAAGAAAATCATGTATAAATACTTGAAAAATATTTACAAAAACAAAAAGATTATGAGAAATATTCCCTTTAAAATACACACACTAAACTCCCTTTACATTTTTAATTTATTGAACAATTTTTGTTTTCTTACAAAATGTTAGAAGTTTCATAAAATCACTTTTTGCTTTTGTAGACATCTAATGTTCTTGCGCTAGCATCAGCAACACCCTTTATAAATTTTGGCATCCAAAAATAAGGTATCAAGTTATCACATTTATTATAATATTTGCTGAATATTGCTCTGTAATATTCTTGTTCACAGCTTTCCGGCTTATTATGATGATAGTAGTTGCTCATTGTTATATTTGTGATATTTTCACTATCTTGAATTATTTGATACCACGCCCTTTTCTTACTACTGACCCCGTCACTGAAAGCTTCTTTTTTTCTCCACAAAACCTCCTTTGGAAGTAGCCCCGGACAGTAAATTTCAAATGATTTGCGAATCAAATATTTTTCACAATTACCAAACTGATTGTGATTCCGATATTCTATTGGAATGCTAATGTAAAACTTTGTAAATTCTTTATCTAAAAATGGGGTTCTAGGTTCTAATCCATGACTTGAAATAGATTTATCTGAACGCAATACATCAAACATGCTAATATTTGAAAGCAGCCGCAGTGTTTCGTTATGAAACTCATTGTCATCGGGCGCACAATGAAAATACATATAACCTCCCATAAGTTCATCCGCACCATCACCATTGAATATGACCTTCGCATTACTATGTTCTTTAATATATTTCGCCACGTTCCAATTTCCTACACTAGCCCGAACTGTAGTCGTATCATAACTTTCTATATCGCAAATAACATTTTCAATTGATGCTATGAAATCTTCTTCAGATGCCAAAATGGTTGTGTGATTACTTTGAATGTGCTCTCCGACCATTTTTGAATATTTCAAATCAACGCCCCCCTCTAGACCAATGCTATATGTTTCCAATTTTAACCCCGTTTTTTTATAATACTCTTGACATACGAGTGCTGAAATAATACTACTATCAAGACCGCCGGATAGTAGAGAAGCAACCTCTCGTTCGCAATTGTCGACGCGTTTCCTCACAGCCTCCTTTAATTTTTGTACAATTTGAAACATGTAATATTCAACTGGCTTTTGATATTCATTCATGTACGAAATATTGAAAAAATACCGTTCTTGAAGGGTTCGTGTGTATTTACCTAGTTTTTGTTCATAAACACAATACGTTCCAGGTTCATATTGGCGGATATGTGAAATATTCTTATCAAACAAAAGCGGCATCAAATCAGACGCAAATCCGATATTTCCGTTCTCGTAGTGACAAATATATAACGGTCGGACTCCATACGGATCGCGCCCTATTATCACCTTATTTTGAGAAGAATCGTAAATAACAAAAGAAAACACACCATCAAGCAAATTGACAAAGGTTGGTCCCATGATTTTATATAGTCCGGCTATCACTTCGCAGTCACTATTTGTCTTCACATTCAATTTAAACTGTTGGATTAACTTTTTGTAATTATAAATTTCTCCGTTGCACATCATCATACAAGATTCTGTTTTTATCGGTTGATTTGATACTTCGTCTAACCCATTGATACAAAGGCGATGAAAACCCCAAATAATCTGTGGAGTTATATTTTTAATAGTTGAATATTCTGGTCCTCGTTTTTTACCAAACTTGAAGTGCTGTTTTATTTTGTATTTGTCTTTTGTATCATTTTCTATATTATAAGATTCCTTCAAAAGAAGTCCAAAAATTCCACACATTTGCGTTTCTTGTTAATAGTATTTTGCTTGTATTTAATTTATTTTAGTATATTATAAATGACTAAAAGACACTTGTGTAATTACGATTACGACAATGAATTGAATCTCAAGATCAACAACCGACATTTCCCGTCTAACAGACTCCAACCAAATTTTGATCCACGTCCACTTTCGACAAAGTATTCGCTAGTAAATTTTCCAGTAGCGAATGATTATATTTCAGAAGACTCTGAACAACTTTTGTCTTACGATAGATACGATAATCGTGAAATATTTTATCCAGGAAACTCAAGAGCGCCAATCAGTCATTTTTTAGATAATATTGACACTGATTCTATGCTGAAAAATCAGGACCGTCATCTTACGAAAGCTGATGGACCAAATTACACACCCAAACCAAATTCCGACCTCTTCATGGAAAAAAAATACAACGACAATCGTTTACCAAATATGTACGTTCTACCACACAAAGTTAAAGGGACAAATAACAAGAAATGTAATTTAGCACCAAATACATTTTTCAATCATACAAGACATAACGTGAAAAATTTGTAACTTTTTTTAATGTTGAGATATATTAATCTATGGAAAACGTTTTCTCTAAACAAATGAAAAAGAACAAAAGTAAGAAAAAATTTACATCTTTAAAATGCCATCCGAAGAATAAAAGTTTTAAAAAATCTAGTTGCCTAGATTTGAATACGTTAATAATGTTAAAACAATTTTGGAACAAACGACATCCGGACCGCAAAATTAAAACAAGAAAAAAAGAGAATATGTGGACTGAAATTAAAAACAGTATGTCTGATGGTTGTAATCATGAAATGTGTTGGATTGATAATGTGGTTCCAAATATGAAAACAAAACATAGGCTCAAAAATGAACTATTTGTTCCAAAAATGCCCGAAACTTGGAAATTAAATTCAACCGAGTGGTTATCCAGCGTTGAAATATCGGATGTTCTCAAACAATATGAAGAAAAATATGACGATTTTCTCTTTTTAGGTCCATCGCCAATTGATTTTGACAGTGCAAACATAGTGGATACGAACAACAATGATGTGTGTGTGTGGCCCGAACTATGTAATTTTAATTTAAAAGCCCACGTCGCGAATAAAATCAAGAGAATCGGTATGGTATTCAATACTGACAAGCATTATCAAGATGGGTCGCACTGGGTATCTATGTTTTTAGATATTCCGTCTGGAAAGCTCTTTTATTTTGATTCAGCCGGAAATGGTCCACCCAAAGAAATTAAGGCTCTTTGTGAAAAAATTAAAAATCAGGCAATAAAAATGAATATGAAATTAAATGTGGATAATAACGACGGAAAACAACACCAAATTCAAAACACCGAATGTGGAATGTACTGTTTATATTTCATTATTTCATTATTGACGAAAAAACACAATGTCAACTATTTTAAAAAGAAGACTATACGCGATAATTTAGTTAAACAATTTAGAACTATTTATTTTAATAAAGTATAATGAACAAAGACGCATATGATAATTTTATGACCTCGTTCAAAAAAAGTATGTGGGACTTGTGTGCTCAAGAAAATATATTTACAAACCTAGATAGTTCTGATTTCGAAAAGGTTAAATCTATTTTTGAAACAAATATTGAAAACTTTAAAACTCATATTTTACAGACAAATGGAGATAACAATATACGAAAAGTAATTATTACAAACATCAAAAAAGACATAGAAAATAGTAAACAAACCGTTGAAACGCGAGAAGATATTTCAAATATGAAAAAACAGCAATTCAATAATGAGTTTCAGAAGAAACAAACAGAATTTAGTTCGCTTTTGGATAACAAGAAGCCGGAAGATCTTGATTTCAGCGATAATGCACAAGATGGTCCGCTTGAAGCGGAAAACTTAGAAGCATTAATTCAAGAACAGTTGAAAGACCGTGAGTTACACATACCAACACCGTCTGATGAAACCAACTCTGTAGTTTCTGGAAATAAATTTACAGAAAATGAAAATAATAGTCAACAATTTGCGGAACAAATTAAATCATCTGTTCTTGAAGAATCGTCATTAGAATTATTAATCAAAGGAAATGAAATTTTATCTTCTGAAATTTCAAAATTGAGACAACAAGTTAACTCTCAAAACGATGCTATTAATAAAATTTTGACTTCTCAAATATTAATATTGAAAAAATTAAAATAATTTATTATACTATATAAAATGAATAAGTTTAAGTCAAATGCTAGGATATTGCTTGTTATTATTGTATCAGCATTTATTGTAATCCCCATTGCCGCTTTTTTGTTAAGTAAGGTACTAGGGGTTCACGAGGGTATGGAAGATTATGATATGTCAGGCAAAAATGTAAAAATGGATGTCGCGAAAATAAAATTAGATGGAGAAACTTATTTTGGTTATTGTCTTGGCGGAGATATTAAATGTAGGACTGATGGCGATACTCCTGTTAAAGTCCGAAAGTATACGGATAAAAACGGTAAAAAACATACAATTTACAAGGCAAAGTGCGCAGATGATGAACTAGTGAAATGTGATGGTAGAAATGCACAAAAAATAATAAGAGATACAGGCATTTCCATCACTCATGAAGAATCTGAAGACTCGACAAATTTAATTACTATGAATGATATGAGTGATAATAAACCTGAAAAATTTTTGCCATGGGATATATCAACAAATGGATACGTATATTTATACAATAAACAGGATAATATAGATGTTTCCTTTTCTGCTTGTCACCTATACGGAGACTGCCCAGATGAAGATAAAAAAAAATCTAAAAAGTCCAAAAAAAAAGAATCTAAAAAGTCCAAAATGAAATGCCTTGCCGATAATGGCGCCAAACCGGGAGACCCGTTGTGCTGCGGACAAGACGGTGTCTTACAAGATACAAAGTATAACTGTCCGTCGGAATATCCTCATTGCATTGGATACAAATGTGGGGAAACATGGGGAAAATGCTCCACAACTGAAGAATAATTGCTAAGTTCACGATGAATCTCTTGAACCATGTATTATTCTGATATATTCATCATAATCTATAATATCACTAGTCGCCACTTCAGACATACAGTTTGTGGTTTTTTCACATATTTTTTGAATAAAGTGGGTATTTGTTCCATTTCCATTTTGCGGTTCATTTGTTTTTTCGCGAATAAAAGTAACTGCGGAAGATAGTCTCTCCTTGTCAACAATATCAATCAACAAAAAATTGTTCTTGTCAAATATGAAACATTTCACAATTTGTATAGTATTTATAAATGATTTCAAATATATATTTGTCATTTTAATGTCATATAATACATTCCATTTTAGATTTAATTTACATTTCCATAAGTTGTATTGATTATTGTATTTGAAAATAATTTGAATGATATTTGATTCATATACATCTACAATTTTCGCATTATACATGCGACCACTGAAGTTCAGAATATTAGTATTTTGAAGTGTTTTTTCTTCAAGTGAGTCAGAACGGGTGCGTTTGTCATCTTCAACTTGCGTATCCGGATGGACCGAGATCGACGAGTTGCTAAATTTTGGTGAAAACCGGAAATATGATGATTTACTCATATAATTTTAATTCTTTATAACTCTTAAATAGATTTAAAATTATATATTAGGTATTAAATAAAGCAACTAATCATCTAGTTTCAAAAGGTATTTGTCATTTTTCATTTTTTCAAGCAATCCCAAGCGCGTTTTGTCTTTCAAATCAAACGCGACTGGCGGCGTTTGTGTAAAATCGACACCAACATTCTTTTTCACCCCTCCCCTTCCATCAACCTTCACATATATTTTCTTTAAAATTACTGGTTTTTCTTTTTTGTCAATATACTCACCTCTTTCATTGTCCGCATTCACATTAGTTTTTGTTTTACGGAGTTTGACATTTTCATATGGGTCGTCTTTGTAGTCCAAATTTGTTTTTAAAGTTTTGTGAGGATTAATGCCGGACTTGGGAAGAGGAAATGACAGACATTTTTCTTTTTCTTCGTGATTGAAAATACAATCAATGGACGCTTCTTTCATGGCTCTTAAAAAGTGCTGCATCAGCTTCTTCTTGCGTTTCATTATTCTCAATAATTTTTCATCCGTCGTGATGACGCTACCATCTTCGTCAGTATCCACATTGATAAGTTGAGTATATAATGTTTCTTTTTCTTTCAAAAGTTGTTTATTATATGAAAGTAGATACATAAATACAGTCACGTTTTGCAACTCTTCTGGCAAGTCTTTATGACTACAAATGCGCTTGGCGCGACCAATAACCTGATCAATGCGCACAGGGTGCCAATATGGTTCGGTTATGTGAACATAACGAACATTTTTCAGGTCTATCCCTTCTGCGCCGGAAGAGGAAATCATCAATAAATGTATCACTTCTCCATACATATTTGTCATATCATCGGCAACATTATTAAAAAAGTACTTTCTTATATCTTTTCGAATGTTCGCCGGTATCTTTTTGAAATTTCCGTTGTAAATATTTCTGATAATTTCCTTTTCCTCTTCACCCTCCTTTCCGGTGTAAAGTGCATAAAATTTACGCCCCTTCAGAGTTGTGAACCGATCATCTGGGGTTTCTTCTTCTGGACCAGACTCAAAACTACTATTGTAGTAAAATGCGTTGCCAATATCCATCTTGTATTCAATATTACCCATTTCATCTGTGTTTTTGGTAATCTTGAACTCGCTGTACCCATAATATTCCAGTAATATTTTGAAAATTCCAATACCTTCTAGTGTTCTGAAATTACTATACATCAATTGTAAGCCGTTATTTTCTGTATTCAAAATATTTTTCAACATCTTGTAGAATTTCGGACTGTATAAGGTCAGGTCACTTTCTCGGTCGGCTTCATATTCAGGGTCAACTTCTATCTTCATTGTTTTAGTTTTAATCACCTTTTCAATGTCGCTATCAAAATATTTGTATGCGTTGTTGGTTAGTTCGCCCAAAAGAAACTCCACCTTTTTGGCAAATTCGGTGCGTTTTTTTTTGTTGACTTTTACACCATAATTTTCTATGTCTTGCGTGTCATATTTACCATCATTCATTGTCAACATCTCTTGAGCTGTCAGAATCTCTAATTGGTCTTCTTCTAAATCTTCTATTTTATTAATATTCATAACTGGACGATTTAGTTTTTCTTCTATATCTGATAGTTCATCTTTGGTTTGTTCGCCCCCCGAAGAAAAGCGATCAATCTTTGATGGAAATACAAAATTGCAGGCAGCTCTTGAAAATATTTTGTACGAACCAGATTGTCCGTCTTTGCCGTCATTTTTTTTCTTTTCTTTTTTCATTTTAGTGTCAAGAGCCCGTTCAATTGCCCGAGCAATATCATAGTGTTTCATTACATTTTCGGTCATTTCAACATATTCAATAAATATATCATCCTCATTTCCCGATGGAACTATTGTAGGCATCAACTCTTTTTTGTCTCCCACATAGGAAACCAATCCAGCGATTTTAGTTTGAAAATATTGTTTGTTTTTTAGTCCATTTCCATCTTTATCAATGAATATGTTATCAAAAGATTCTTTTGTATCCGGAAATTTTTTTTGTCCTATTATCATTTCATTTCTTGGATCATCCAATCCAAGAATTTCATATCCGGCTTGTTGAAGTAGTTCTAATACTTGATCTTTGAAGTCTTTTATGTTTGTCTTTTCTTCTGATGCATATTTTAATTTACCGGATGGTTCATTCACAAATCCGTAAGGGTTTTTCATTACTTTTAAAGTGTTTGTATTATCCAAATATGTAATATAATCAATGTTTTCTAATTTGCTCAGAGCCTTTTTGAATTCTTTAATGTCCATCATTTTCTTGTTATCATGAACACATCTCATCTGAATAATGTGATTACAACCGCTCACTAAATTAAAGAGAACCCCTAATTCATTCGGATAATTGATAAGCGGAGTTCCGGTTAACATAACAACATTGCAATTGTCGGCTGTAATGATTTTCTTGTAAATTTCAACCGACACTGAAGTTCCTTTTACATTCAGTTTATTTACTATTCGGGAGACAAAATTATGAGCCTCGTCTACGATAATAACGCTATTATCAAACGGATTGTAGTTTTCATCAGTATTGTATTTAGTCTTCCATGCGTCCATGGTGATACCGTTGTAACTAATGAAGTGAAATCGCGCTTTAATCATTTCATTTATCTGTTCACTCAATACTTTCTTATCTATTTTCACAAAATCATTGTCGCCTTTTGGTGTTTTTCTCTGCAAGTAAACGCCATTTTTCTTATCCAGATATTTTTTGATTGGCAATTTTGTCAGTCTGTGAACTCGTTTTATAAACTCGCTTCTAGTCCCGTCAGTTGGATATTTCACATATTCCCATTCATCATCTTCTTGAAAAAATGTGCTACCACAAAACTTTAATTGAGAAATATAATTCTTTCTTAGAGACGCGGGAGTCAAAATAAATATTTTTCGTTTTGTTGTTTTCATTGCCTCGATGACACCTATAGACGTGCATGTTTTACCCGAACCCAATCCATGATACAATACCAACCCTCTATATGGACTATAAGAATTTAAATATTGTTTCACAAGCTCTTGGTGTATCAGTGGATCAAAACCAGTCGCATTTGTGGTATCATCGCACGAACCTTCTTCGCCAAGTAGCTTTCCCGAAATATTCAAATATTCAGTCAATTTATTGCGAATTTCGCTGACAAATGACATTTTATTATTCAAAACATACGATTGTGGTATTGGTACTTTGAATATTGTTTCATCTTCAGCATATTGTTTGTAATTATTTGAAAACTCAAATATACTTTCATGATTGTTATTTGTCAAGTCATCTACATTTTGTAGAATAGTTTTTGGTTTGATTTCGCGCGTTTTCTTAGATATTACCAAATCTGATACATCTTTTTTCTTTTTCTCGTCTTGAATTGTAGCTGAGATGCTCATTTTTTGTTTTTGCTTAATCGCCTTTATTTCCGAATCACCCATTTGAGTTAAGATAACAGTTTGCTCACTTTTTTTGGCATAACCCAAGTATTTAAAATTTCGCAAATTAATGTTTTTTTGAAGTAATGTCAAAAACTGAAGGAGTTTATCATTATTATTTTCTGTAAATTTCTTTTTTATTTCAATTTTGATATTCAATAAATGGGTTTTCTTCGTTGATGGTTTTTTGACCTGTTTTAAGAACTCCATCTATTTTATTAATATATATAAATATTATTCATATGCTTGTATCAATTCAATTGCTTTTTGACAAGCGACTTGTTCGGCCTTCTTCTTAATCTTGTGTGATGCCTTACTGAAAAAAATGAGGTTACAATTCTGAGTTTTTATATTTTGAAATGTTTCAAATTTCTTAAAATCTACTGCTTCTTCAATATTAACATTATGAATATTTACATTTCCCAAACATAAATAAACGCCCATCGTATATTTTTGGTCTTCGTCTATATTCAATACATAATATTCGGGTGTAGTTTTGAACTCTTTCTGTATCATAACCTGGAAAATATTCTTATAGTTGTTGTCATTCTCTAACAAATCATTCCAGTCTACCAACTGCTCAAATATTGATTCAATAAATATTTGACAAACTTGGAAACCTACGCCACAATTTAAATAATTATTTAAGTAACCGTTATTATCAGACAAAATCATGTTATTTGCGTCTAAAAAAAGCGCACCTAAAAACGATTCGAAAAGGCATCCTAATTTTTTGTAATTGAACCTTGTCTTTTTTTCTTCGGCATTTTTAGACATCAGATAGTAATCATGAAGCCCCATTTTGTAAGCTAAATACCCAATATGGTCATTTTTTACCAACGCTATTTTTTTTTCGGTCATGAATCCCTCGTCTTGTTCTGGAAATCGTTTGTATAAATAAAATTTTGTCACATTTTCCAAAATACCATCCCCTAAAAATTCCAGACGCTCGTTTGAGTGCGAACATAGATCAACGCAACTGGGTGGTTTTATTGCCAGCGTCATATCTTCATTCATCTTCGTCGGTCTTACATATGATTTATGAACAAATGCTCTTTTGAAAATATCAAAATTTTGTAAATTATAGTGGACGTTGTATTTATTCAAGATACATTGCAAACAATCATATGTAAGCTGTTTATTTTTATTGTTAAATGGATTATAAATCAATTCTTCAGATTCAGACTTCATTTATTTTTATTGTATTATTAATTTTAAATATATTTTACTATATAATTAATATATAGTATGAGTTCATACATTAAACTCTATCAGATTGAAGGTGGACAAGCACTTGAAAATAAAGTCGTTTCAATTGAAAATATGTTGGAAAATGGCGATTTTACGGTAAATGAAATGAATGCTAAAAATGGCGTCATTCAAAATAATTTAATGGTTGGTTACACGGACAATACAACAGATTTGTGCGATAATTTGGTGATGGATGTTTCTGGGAGCACGTTGTTTCATAACCAAGTACAAATACTTGGTGATACCATATTTGGTGAAAAGTCGTCAAACGCAGAAGATGTATCGAACAATGACACAAACCTGTTTGTTTATGGTGATCTTAGAATTATGGATGGTGGAAATATCATTATTGAAGACGTATGTAATACAACTATAACAGATCTTCGCACAGAAGTAAAAATAACTGATTCGTTAGATATTTCAAATGACGGTACAAGTGTGGCGATGACCGTTAGACAAATAGAGACCGCAACCCACGATATTGCGCATTTTGTTGATGGAAATGATGTTGTTTTTACAATCGGGGCGGGTGGAAAAACATACATCGGTGGTGATGTTTCCATGGAATCTTCTTTGGAAATCTCAAACAATCTTATAGTTCATAATGAAATGTTTGTGGATGAAGATGTGTCATTCGGCAGCCATTTACAAGTTGTTGGCGATGTTTCCATGGAATCTTCCTTGGAAATCTCAAACAATCTGATTGTTCATAATGAAATGTTTGTTGATGGTGATGTATCATTTGGCAGTCATTTACAAGTAGTTGGTGATGTATCCATGGAATCTTCTTTGGAAATCTCAAACAATCTGATTGTCCATACAGATCTATTTGTGGATAAGGATGTGTCATTTGGTGGTCATTTACAAGTGGTAGATGATGTTTCCATGGAATCTTCTTTGGAGATTTCCAATAATCTGATTGTCCATACAAACCTATTTGTTGATGGTGATGTATCATTTGGTGGTCAT